AAAGCGGAGAAACCACGCCGCTAAATCCACCGCAATATCTATTGTAGTTATTATTTAACTGGACCAATACCAATCCAGCAGCAGGATTTGGATTTAGATAGTTATTATTACCAGCTCCAGGAGTGGCAGATGTATGCATGAATACATTTTGAACACCAGCACCTTTAAGATTTCTGATACCAAGGCCATTGCCGTTAGTTGAATCTACTACGAAGTTACAATCAATGAGTACTGGACGATTTAGGAAGGAATAAAATCTTCCGCCGTTATTGCCTTGTTTATTTGAATTTGTACTAGCCATAAACCCCTCTTATCCCGTGATTAAACCATCCAGAGCGACGGGAATAGCTAGTCTGGATGTTAAGTAGAGTGGGTCTACCCAGTAATGCTTCTTTGGCCACTTAAAGCAACGAGGGATCTTAAGCATTTCTACCTAAGATCCCTCACATTCATCCATGAATTATTGCTGAACGAGATTACTGACTGAGCAAAACTACTGCATTAGAACCAGGAGAATTACAGGTATTATTTAGATACCCACCCACTGCGCATTGCACAGCATCTTGTCCTGGTACTGGAATCCCGATTTGGTCATAGAAACCTGGGTATGTGATAAACATAGCCATTTTCCCATTAGACCTAATCTTCCAAGTCTTACTATTGATAATGTATGCAGTCTGAGCAGGACAATTTCTATCCTGCAAGATTGCAATCTCACCATTGGCAGTTGGAAGGACCAGAGCCTTAAACGAGATAGAGACATCCTCATTAATCTTTGCCTTAACCATCTGATACACACCTTGAGAGGTTAATTGCTTAACCAGACTTTGATATGACGTTGGATTGGTAAAGATAAAGTCGGGATCACCAGCTTCCGAACCGTTAGCTGCCAATTGATTAACACCGTCAATCAATGCATCTTGAATCGATTCACTTGCACCGTTGAATCGGAATCCAGCAAGGGCCGATGGCGATACCGATCTATTAACGGCAAAGAAACTATCGGAACCACCAGGGGCGACACTGGGAATCCAGGCTGCAAAACCTGCCATCTTAAGCATGTTGGCAGACGAAAGACCATTGGTAATGAAGTTCACGTCCCCAGCAAGAGCCAAGTAAGGGAATGCAGAGCTCCAACCAGTAGGTGTACCAGCTGCTCCACCAAGAGTTGGCGAAACAGTTACAGTACCCAGGCCGGTATCAACTGCAATCACATAACCAATGTTTGCACCGGTCGACTGCGTTGGGGTTTGACCTGCGATGCTAAAGGAAATGACTGCTTGATTTAGTGTAAAGAACATTGCCATTCCAACATTATCAAGAGTGATTACACCGGCAGTAATAGATCCAGCACCCAAACCATAGGTTCCACGAGTTCCTGAGCCATTACCATAAAGCATCAGGGCATATTCATTACCCAATGCTCTAAAGGCAGCCTTAACGTTTAGCTCTGCACCCGGCATGAAAGCACCGATTGCTTGAGCAGAAGCGCGAAGGAAGTCTCCAGTTAAGCTAAAGAGTGAATACTGCTGAACTCGAGTTACCTGAAACTCTTGAGTAGATGGAGCAGATTGATTAGTCTGCGCTACGCCATAGTTAGCGCTTGTACCTGCGCCAGGAGCACTCAATACTGGAATGGTAAAGTACTTACCAGCCATACCAGATTCAGATTCATCTTTTTCAATAATAGCGAGAGTTGTGTTTCGATCCAAAATCAAGCTCTTCATTACCCATGCGTCGTCGGAGTAGAGCTCCTTTAGTGTGGCAACGTTAGTTACCGCACTCGACAATTGACCAGCTGCTATAGCCATATTTTATTATCCTTGTTGTTGGGTCTTCTCTAGTGCTCGTCTGTAGGCCTCAGCATATCGCTCGGCATCAGACAAACCTTCGAAGCTCCTAAATGGCTTCGCATTTGAACTCGTAGCCATTTGATTAGTTAATGTTTTAAGTCCACCCTTGAGTGCTGGCAGTGGCTTCTTCTCTGCCTCAGGAGCAGCTTGTGGTTTTAATTTGCTAATAGAGCTCCAGCTTTTGGCTCTCTCTACTAGTGCTTCTTCAACTTCTTTAGCAGCCTGTTCAGGAGTTAAATCGATGTTGTCATTCTCCCAAGTATCCAAGATATGCTGGACTACTGCCTCCTGCATATTCTTCTCTTTAATTGTGGAGTATTCGGTATTGGTATCTACCAATGCTTTGACAGCAAGGCGTCTCTCTTGAACTGCTGCATCGAATCTTTTAGAGACCTCATCAACTTGGGCTTTCTTTACAGCCTCAAGCTCAGTCTTGATCTCTTTTAATGCAACGGCCTGTGGATCGGCAGAGCTCTGCTTGTCTAAAAGATATTGAGTATAACCTTCATATGAACCACCCATTTCTTCTAGAGCTGAGTAATCCTTCTGAGTAAGCTTAGCTTCCATCGCTTCTAGCTTTGCAAGCTTTGCAGCTTTCTCTTCTAAGGACTTCTCGCGCTCTTTTAAGGCACGTTCTTGTTGGCGATACTTCTGTTCTTGACGAGCTAGTGCCGCAACCCTTGGGCTTAATTGAGTAGATTCTTCTTTAGGTGCTTCTTTGGTCTCAGTAATGTTTAGCTGGCCACTTTTATGCGATAAAGACTCAACTACTTTATCCTCCTTCATAACTGGAACCTGGCTTTGAGGTGTAATTGTAGGGGTAGGACTTTCTATTGCTTCTTTTTCATAGGCCATGGTCATTCTCCTTTAGATTAAACTTGGGCGCCACTTGTTGGAGCCACAGATGGATTGGGCGGTGCTACTGGAAGTTGTTGTCCTTGTGGAGCGCCCTGTGGTGGCGCTTGAGGTGGTGGAGGAGGGGCGGCTTGTGCTTTAAGGTTTTGGATAGCAGTGAAGTAGTCACGGAGCAGCTGCATCTTAGACTCTTCAAGATTGGTTACTGCATATTTATTAATGGTTTGAACCGTGAGTGTGGTTGCTAGATCAGTTGGATCAAGAATAAAAGCATCTGGCGTATTATATCCACGCTTACCATCTTCAATTATGGAGTCTAGATCATGTAGTATTCTCTCTTCTAGTGCCGCGGCTAGTTGGTCTGATTGTTTGAGATCTGGGAGATTAGAGAGCCTTCTAAACTCTTGATTAGTGATCTCGCCTGCTGCAAGCATTTCAGATAGTTTAGCTTGTCTACCAGCTGGATCTTTAGGCAGTGAGCTCTCTTCAAAACATTGAATTACATAAGTATCTTTAAGAATAGAGATGTGTTTAAAATCAACCTCTCTAGTGCCATCCTTGCCCGGATATACCGTTAGATACGATCCGGTCTCATCAACTATATCTTTAGCCGTATCAATCATTAGGTATGAGAGTTCTGGATATAGATCCTGATAACCCTTAGCTAGACGAGCAAAGCGATCTTGCTGTAAAGCATCGAAGCTACGAATAGCCTCACCGCTATTTAATCCCTCAGGCTTAACACCTTGGGCACTCATAGAGGAGATGCCGCTCATCTGATAGGCATTAGCTATTAGCCATTGAATCCACTGATAGATCTCTGGAGGATTACTTGTAGCATTCAAAAACTCTGGAGGATTACCTCTGCCCTTGATAATAGTTCCAATCCTATTATTAAAGGATGTTTCCATTATCTTACTCATCTCGTCAATGTAGATACGAGGCACACCCATAAGCTCAATGGCTTGAGATGCTACAATAAGCATCCGGTAGATCTCCATTTGAGTGGGCATTAAGATCTCTGCTAGGCCCTGAGAGAAAAATCCAACTACGGTTGGGTTGTATTGAACCTTAGCAAATGGAAACTTATTCTTATCCCATGTCTCATCTAGAAGTATCCCATTAGAGCACACGATAACGTGCCTACCATCACTGGCACCTTCACCTGATGGCAGATGCCAGAGCTCACCAGTAATACATTGGTCGGCTATCGTCTCAGTAGACCTAGGTGTAGAGTCCACAGATCCATTGGCTGCGCCGGCAATAATGCTCTCAGACTTAGGGTGCATATCCATTAGCACACCCTTATCAACAAGCTTTAGGTGTCCAAGCTCTCTAGGGTTACCATAATATCCATCGTTGAAATCACACAAGAGCTCAGTAGCTAATGTTCTATCTATACAGACCTTGTTATCTTTAGCGTAAACCTTAAGGAAACCATCAGCCAGTACACACGCATCTCTTAGAGCCAGCGTGCCTTTAGCATAGGCATTGGTCCTATAGAACTCACCTTGAATAAAAGCGTTACCCTCATCAGCCATCCTTCGTTCTTTGTAATTACCCCCATCAGTTAAAAAAGTTGGCTTTGGACGATCCTGAGAGATACGAGACACAAGAGTATCGGTACAAGAGTACACAACATTAGCAGTCGGCCTACCTATTGGCATTTGGTTAGAAGAATCTAGAGATGCATTTGATGCTAGAAAGTTTGATAATGGCTTACCGCAAAAGAGTCTCGAGAAGATTGATGCCTGTCGAATTCGTATTGCATTAGTCTTTTTTAGATATTCAATAGTTGATAAGCATTGAGTGAGTAGATCAGAATCATTTTGAGCTAACCACCAGCTATATCTTGAGTTGAGCATTTGTTTATTCTTGCTCATTGACTCAACTACTTTTTCTTTGGGAGTAGATGATGCGTCTATTGCTTCCCTAGAATAACTCATGATGCCTCATCTTGTTTCACGGGGAACATTTGATCTAGAAGCTCCATATCCGATAGCTTCATTACTGATTTCATTTCTTGAACTATGTGAGGTACCGGTTCTTCTTCTTGGGGCAAGTTATCCACATGTGGAATAGTTGTCGGTTCAGCACTATATGTACGAATAAGTTCTGGAGTCTTAGTGATAAGCTTTAAGCTTCGCTGTAATTGACCAATCAAGATCTCTTGAGAGCCAATCAATGCTTCAAGATGCTTAATTAACTGTTTATCAGTCATTACATATCCATAGAATCTAGATAAGCCTTAAGTCGTGGCATCCTGGTCTTTTGCTCTGGAGTCAAACCAATCTCTTGCTCTAGCTCAACTGGCTGATCTAAGTTTTTATCGTCTGCATTAATCTTATCAGGCACATCTAGAGACTTCTCAATACGAGCCTTCTGAGTCAGGTCATGAATATCTTGAGCATTCATATCAGGACCTGGCTTGGTCCCAATCATCTCAGGATCAGCCTCTAGCATTGCTTTCTTTTTGGCACGAATAGCGGCAGATAACTTCTTTGCATCCATCAACATATTAATCCTTACCTGCTTCGGCTTCAGCATCTCTTCGATTCAAGATGTGCCCTACCATTGCGTTAATGGCATCATGGAATCTTGCCGGCTCTTTATTCATAACCGCGTGCATTGCTTCCATTGCTACGTGCTCCATGAGCTCTTTATGCTCCTGGCCTTCTTTATCTACATCTCCACTAGCTTGATCCACTTCTCCCCCTTCAGCCAAAAGTTTTGGATTGTCTGCAAGCGCATCTCCACCAGAACCATATTTCCGTGCATTAGAAAATGCTGCTGCAACCGCTTGTTTTTGCGGGTGCCCAGATTTCACCATTTCACTAATATTGCGACTGATGGTTTTATGACTTTTGCCAGGCAATAACGGCATACTTATTCCTTTATAAACATGTGATTTGAATGCGACCGCATCTCAGTAGTGATTAATTGGCCAGTTTTGATATAAAAGGAGGATA